TTTAATTGCATTGTGGATTCCTAAAATTATACCAATATTTATGGTGATATTTTTGTTGACAAGATAGATTTGACGTTAAATTAAATCAACCAAATCAAAAACAGTTTGTAATTTTGTACGGATAGTTTTTGAACTAAAGCTGTTCCGTAATCCCTGGTGCAGAGGTTTTGGAGCACGATCTATAGTAGCCCATGACCATCCCTGGTGTTCGTCACTAAGTTCAGGAACAAATTCTTTGTCTATAACACATAAGTAGGTGTGGAAGTTAAAAATCTTGTCGTTGCTGACAAACGTTTCTAAAGGAATCGTTTTGATTATTTCAGGACAAGTTCCAATTTCTTCAGTTATTTCACGTTGAAGCCCCTGCCACGGAGTTTCGCCAACTACATTAGTGCCGCCAACTAGTCCCCATGTACCTTCGTGCTTGCCATGGGCTTTTTGTAAAAGCAAAAATCGCCTTGTAGATTTAGCATAAAACAATGCTCCGCTACATACTATTGCATCTTTTACAATGTCCTCCACCATATTACATGTTTAATTTTTGGCTAATAACTTCTGGAAGTTCTTCAACTTCCCAGGTACCATGCGGTGGCAAGAATACAAATGTAACTTCTGCAGTCTCTGTGACTTCACCAGTTTCTTCATTTACCCCACGAACAGCTTTTCCTCGCCAATAAGTGGCAATAAAATTACCATTAAGTGAGATTGGTTCTCCGCTGTATAACGGACTTGCATTAGTAAGAGTAATAAACATTTTTTTCCTTAAATTTATGTTGACATACTATCAACTAAGGAAAATATAATTTATAATATAATTTTCCATTGTGCGGCAGTATATTCACCTTCAAAGCTCTTGACCCATGAAACCCCGTTCCACAAGTATTGAACTCCAGTGTATATATTAGTTTGCCACACCATGGTGTCTGATTCCTGACTAGCATTAAAGATTACGTTCCATGAAGATCCGGTGTATTCTATAATGTCATTTGTCAGTGCTACTAGATTGCCCCATACTTCTGATGGTGCTGTATTACTAGGATCGCCTATATCTTCAATGATTAGATATCTTGTACCTACGGCAGGTGCATCTGGAGTATAGGTCTGAGGATTTATGATTGCATCAAAAGTTCCGGGACTGCTTGGTCGGTAACTTCCGGCAATATTATAACCGGCATCAGTAGCCAGCTTACCAGCACTGTCTATGCCAGTGTTTGATGTCAATGAATCTGTATTCCAATTCACTTGAAGAATATTGTCGTTAAGCGGATTAACAGCAAATGTACCAATAACATACGTGCTATTAGGTTGTGACAAGTATATCATACTAGATCCTGCAATATACTGCCCGGGGAATTGACTAAACACTTCCGACCAACTTTGTGCTGGACCTGTAGGAGTTTGTATATCTAGTGTGGGATTTGGCGGAATTACACCGTCATTCTTACCCATCAACTGTACTTGATTATCATAAACTAGGATTTTAAATCCGCCAATCGTAGTAGTTTCTTGCGCAACCAACTGACCAAATGTTGTTGACCCGCCATTGGTTTGTAGCGCAGGGTCAATTCCTAACCCTTCAATGTAACCCGTTGGCTCAGTAGTGCTACCTGAATACACACTAGTGATAATTTTAGTAATAACCCCAAGATGTTTGACCTTGACCGGGGGACTAATCCAAATAGGGCTATCTAGTGTTAGTGTTCCTACATCAATAGGAGTATCATTGCCCACCGGAACTTGTCGACTTGACCAACTTAAAGCATTTAAATTTAATACACTTAGACTTGTCCAGTCGATGTAGTTGTCAGTAGTTTGCAGTTCTAAACTTGGATTAAACAGAACTAATATCTGTTCCATGATTTGTAACTTTTGATCAGTGCTTGACGTCCAAATGTCGCATTTCATAGTCAGCTTAAACGGTGTGGGCATTATACGTTCTACAGTATAATTGCGACCTTGAGCGCCGGTATATGCACCGGTTGTAGAATTTATGTCGCGTTCACGAAAATTCATTTTACTAACATAACTGGCATCACTTAGTCGGTCACGATCTAATTCTAAAGCTGTTACATATATGCTGATTCGCGGAATTGAGTTGACCACATTTTCACTGCCTTGTCTAACGATGCTGGATACTTGACGATCAGCATCACCATACATAACAGGAACTTGATGTAGGCTACCGTCACCATATTTGACCACAAAATTACTAAACACACGAATTGTCTGTGTGATATATCTTCTTATCTGACCGTCATAAAACCATTGCATTATAAATCCGCCCTAGGTTTGAGAGCAGTAGAAAGACTAGATCTTTGTGCATCTCGTTGTGTATATAGTGTTATGATCCACTGTCCTGCTTGAGGTATGACTTGTTGTGTGCCGTCGATTGTTGGCAAATTAATTTGTATCGCATAATTTCCCGGAGACGTTTGCCAATAGTATACCAAACCATTGTATCCACTAGTCAATGCTGGATAATCGCTAACAGCATATTCTAGTTGTGTAACACCCTGTTTGATCACCACATATAGTGCAGGAGATCCAGTGGCATACACAATATTAGTATCAATAACTGTTTGACCTTCAATTAGTGTAATCGCGTCGGTAGCAATTTTTCCAGTATAGGTATAATTGCTATTATTAATAAATCCGGTCTTTTGTGTGTTTCGCGTATCATTGTTGGTCATGGTCATTTGCACAGCGTCTTCAACTTTCATCCATGTTTGCGTTGGCCCATCAAATCGGAATAGTCTGTTAGGATAAAAATCTGTACGCAAAAAGAAATCGTCGGTACCTGGTTGTTGAGGAAACTGTATACCAAATCCAAAGTCGTAACCGTTAACTGGAAATCCATCACCTATCAAATAACCAGTGTAGCCTGTGCGTACTGGACGAGCATTGTTGTCATTGGCACGATAACTCATTTGACTAGCATCTAAATCAGTTTCATCTGCTGTTTCTAAACGAGGCTTGCCTGTTGTAGGATCCACTGACAATGTGTAAAATTGGCGAGTTTCATAACCACTTGTTGGAGCATCAGCTTCGGCTTGCGCCACAAGTTGTGCATTGATCTCAATTTCTGTATTAAATGTACTGAGTAAATCTTTAAGTGTAGTACCCGCTCCTACTGGATCTCCATTAATGTCCTTAGCTGGTTGATCAAAGATTGATGCAAATTGTTGACTATCAGTTACACGTTTTAATTTTAATCTATATAGATGTGGGAACCAAGTAACTGAAAATCCTTCTGAAGCACGACCTACATCTTCAATAACATAGTATCGAGGTAAGCTAACATCAAAATCATTAAGAGCAAAATCATCACGCAGGTGGGGAAGTTCTAAAACGTCACCACTAACTGGTTTACGACCAATATATTTGACAAAATCATTAATATGCACAGTCATGTATAGGGTGTCGTTGTCGATAAACAAACCGAACTGACTTAGATTAAAGTCGATATTTTGTACATTATACATGCCACGAATACGATAAATTTCAGGATCATAAGTACGATCGCGATTTTCTAGGAATAATAAATCCTGGATGTTTGTAACTGCTGTAGTAGCATAGTTTGGTTGAGATGCTGTGGCATTTGCCGGGTCGGTATTTGCACCTAAATATTTGTGCAGATATACGTCAGTCCCGCCAGCCTGAAACATTTCGCTAGCTTGGCGGTCTATAAACTTATAGTCCAACCCTTTTTCTGGTTTAAATAAACTTAATCTTGGCATAGTAACATATTTATCGATAGCTAAATATAGTAAGAGGACAATAATATGGATGATCTGCCGTCAACAACCCAATCAAATTCTACTGAAGAACGTAACAAAGTATTTGATTACGTAAAGCAAATGCTAGGTGACGGCATGGTTGAAGTTGAGCTAGATCCTAAGCATTATGAAACAGCCCTAGATCGTGCGCTGGTACGATATCGTCAACGTAGCCCTAATGCGGTTGAAGAAAGCTACATGTTTTTAGAACTAATACAGGATCAAAATGAATACAGATTACCTGATGAAGTTATCACAGTACGTCAAGTGTTTCGTAGAGCTATTGGCTCAAGAACTGGTATTGGTGCAGGCGGTACGCTATTTGAGCCGTTTAATCTAGCCTATACTAACACCTATCTGATGTCAGGTAGCATGATGGGTGGACTAGCAACGTATGATGCATTTGCCGGCTATCAGAAACTAGTAGGGCGTATGTTTGGTAGTTACATAGAATTCCTTTGGAAGCCCACTACACATATTTTAAATATCCTACAACGTCCTTTTGCACAAGGCGAGCAGATACTGGTACAATGTTATAACTATCGTCCAGATTGGGTATTGTTACAAGACATCTATTGCAAACAATGGTTACGAGACTATACTCTGGCAACATGCAAGCAGATGCTAGGACAAGCTCGTAGCAAATTTGGATCAATTGCAGGGCCTGGCTCCCCGATCACACTAAATGGCACTGCGCTGATTAGCGAATCCAAAGAAATGATTGATGTCTTAGAAAAAGAACTTATCAATAATGAAGCCAATGGTAGCAATGCCTATTACTTTATAACTGGCTAACAAATATTTTGACCTTGTAATAAAACTGTTATATACTGTAGCATCTTTAGGAGATCTACATGATTATAGGCGTCTGCGGTTTTATTGGTTCCGGCAAAGATACGATTGCCGATTATCTTACCAACTTTCACGGATACCGACGAGAATCATTCGCCAACAGTCTTAAAGATGCTGTCAGCGCAGTGTTTGGTTGGGATCGCACCATGTTAGAAGGACGTACAACACAAGCTCGGGCATGGCGAGAAGAAGTTGATACTTGGTGGGCAGAACGCTTAAACATGCCTAATCTTACTCCACGTTGGGTCTTACAGCATTGGGGTACAGAAGTTTGTCGAAATGGGTTCCATGATGACATGTGGATTGCCAGTTTGGAAAATAAATTACGTACTAGCAAGGACGATATTGTTATCAGCGACTGCCGTTTTCCTAATGAAATCAAATCTATCAAAGATGCTGGTGGTATTGTAATCCGTGTAAAACGTGGTCCGGAACCCGAATGGTATCGAGATGCCGCAGATATGAATGCCGGGGACCGTTGCATGAATTATGCTCTAGCTAAAAGCCGTATGGGCAAGCTGAATATTCATGCTAGTGAAACTGCTTGGGTAGGCACTAAATTTGACTATGTTCTAACTAACGATGATAGCATTGATGACTTGTATTCTAAAGTCCAAGGAATTATAAGTCCGGAACAAGATCACCTTGCCTCCAGCGAACCCCCTCTTTATGCAGGACTCGCTGGCAATTAGCACATACTGTTTTTAGGTTCGTAGGACGGCAGTTATTTAAATCTCCGTCCACATGAAATACATTAAACACTTCTCGATGCGGTGATTTAAAGTTACATTTATCACAGACATTTTTAAGTCTGTATCCGCTGGTATACCACCGCGGTATTTTAACACCACTGTTACAGTTCCCACACTGGCTTCTATAAAATGGTTTACCATTTTTGTAGTAATTTATCGCTACAGGACGTAAACCGCACGAACATAAAGGTCTCATGCTCATATTTAAGCCTTTTTAAGGCCTTTTATTAGGGCGTTAACACATACAAAATGTCCAAAAGCTATAAATACATACAAGAACATGTACTCATGGAGATAATACAATGGCTCAATTAAGTTCACCAGGCGTAAGCGTAACAGTAGTAGATGAGAGTTTTTATAACCCATCTGCTCCGGGCACAGTCCCTCTTATCGTTGTTGCCACACAAGCAAATAAAATGAATTCAGCTGGCACAGGCGTTGCCCCAGGAACACTTGCGGCTAATGCAGGTAATTTATATCTTTTAACAAGCCAAGCAGATTTAGGATCAACTTTCGGTATTCCTTACTTCCAGACTGATGCGGCAAACAATCCCGTTAATGCAGGCGAAGTAAACGAATATGGTCTACAAGCCGCTTATAGTTTCCTAGGTGTATCAAATCAAGCCTACGTGGTACGTGCAGACATTGATCTAGCACAATTAGAAGGCAGTGCTACAGCTCCGATTGGGTCTCCAATTGATGGTACATACTGGTGGAATACATCAACAACAAGTTTTGGTGTTTTTGAATGGAACTCTAATCCAGCTACTCAAACAGACGGACAAACATTTGCAAATCAAACAGTGCCAGTAATTACTTCATCAGCACTTACAACAGGTTCACCTAACTATGCTCCATTAACAAGTTACGGCGCAGTTGGTAGCTACGCAGTTGTGGCCGCTACAACACTTGCTACTTTATGGTATAAACAACCTAATACAGCTAGTGACGGAACTGCTGGTTCTACATCGGCCGCAAGCACAGCAGGTACATGGGTGCAAGTTGGATCAACAGCATGGGTTGAATCACAGCCTACAGCAGTTGGTAATATCCAAGCTCCAACATTGTTAAGCGGTGATACACTTGTAGTTAACGGTTATACAATTACAGGCGTAACAACTTTAGGTGGAGTAGCAACAGCTATTACTGCACATACAAGTTTAACAGCCAGCGTACAAAACGGTTATTTAAACATTTACTCATCAGGTGCTGATGTTGTAATAACAGGCTCAGCGTTTGTTAAGATTTTTAACTACACTGATTCAGCAGGCAACCAAAGAACAACTGGTACGTTTAAAGCGTTATCATTACAGATTAGCCCTCACTATAATGTTCCTAATTTTGGTTCATATCAAAATCCGTCATCAGTATACGGATACCCAAGTGGATCAGTTTGGATCAAGACAACTCCAGTCAATCTAGGCGCGAATTGGGATATTGAAAAGTATAGTGAAAATTCAGGTGCTTGGTTACGCCAATCAATTCCACAGTTATATCCAAATAATCAAAGCGCAATGGCCGCGTTGGATGCAACAGGTGGTGGTATTAATATCCCAGTCGGTAGTGTATATGTAAAATACAACGACGATGAAGCAACTCCTGCATACGCACAATTTAAAATCTATCAACGTACAAGCACAGGATCAACAACTGCTACAACAAGCATCATTGGATCAAGTACACTAACATCTGGTAGTAACACATTTACTATTACATCAAGTCAGGTAGGTAGTAGTTCATTGCCATCAGCAGTAACAGTAACGTTCACAGCCGCTGGCAACGCAGGCGATGCCGCAGTACTAGCAGCCGCAATTAATAATCAAACATCTGGATTAGGTAATATTTCAGCTACAGTAACCGGATCTAATCAAGTTAGCATCAGCCATATACAAGGCGGTGATATTCGTCTAGTAGATGGTACAAATACTCCTCTAGCAAAATTATTAACAGTTGGTACAACTACTAACTTCTATACAGATCCAACTGGAAATGCTAATAGCTATATTATCACAGCATGGGCCGCAACTAACTCATCAGGAACAGCATTAGTAATTCCAAGTCCTACTGCTCCAACTTCAAATCCAGCAAATGGCACATTATGGTATGACAGTTCTGTAAGTGATGTAGATATTTTAATTAATACAGGTAGTGCATGGGTAGGTTATTTGACTTCAGGTGCAACTACAATTAATCAAGCAGTTGGTGGTAGCACAACTGATCCAATGGGACCAATTGTTAGTGCAACACAACCTACATTACAAAGCGGTGGTCTTCCATTAGCCAACGGCGACCTATGGATTAACTCTAGCAATTTACAATCATGGCCAGAGATTTATCGTTTCAACTATCTAACTAAATCGTGGACATTGATTAACAACGAAGATCATACAACACAAAATGGTATTGTATTTGCTGATGCTCGTTGGAATGTTCAACCAACTACTGGTACTAATACAGGAACCGGTGATCCATCGCCAATCGCTACACTATTACACAGTACATTCGTTGATTTTGATGCACCAAATCCACAGTTATATCCAAAGGGAACTTTGTTGTATAATCTACGTCGCTCGGGATTTAATGTTAAGAAATATCACCAAGGTTATGTAAACACATTAGGGTATAACACAGCTTATACTGGTGAGCAAATGACTCATTATTATCCAGATCGTTGGGTAAGTGATGCTCCTAATGACTACAACAATGTTGGTGTATTTGGTACACATGCACAACGTGCCGTTGTTGTAGCTGCCTTAGATGCTACAATTAATAGTAACCAACATATCCGTAACGAAGACAGCGTAGTGTTCAACTTGTTATCTTGCCCAGGTTATTTAGAAACATTACCTTCACTAGTTGAATTGAACACAGATCGTGGACTGTTATCGTTTATTGTAGCAGATGCTCCTGCTCACTTAACACCAGATGCAACATCATTGAGTAACTGGGGTAGCAATGCAAATAATGCACCAACAGATGGACCACAAGGTCTAGTAACAACTGATGCTAACACAGCAGTTTATTATCCATGGGGATATACAACTGATTTAAATGGTAATAATATCGTTGTTCCTCCAAGTCACATTATGCTAACAACTATTGCGCTAAACGACAGCGTTGCTTATCCTTGGTTTGCACCAGCTGGTGTACGTCGCGGCGGAGTACGAAATGCAAGTAGCGTTGGTTATGTAGATGCGCAAACTGGAGAATTTGTAACAGTAGCATTGAATACAGGACAGCGCGACACATTAGCAAAAGTCCATGTAAACCCAATTACATACATTGGCGGTGTTGGTTTAGTTGCTTACGCTCAATATACACGCCAATTAGTTGCAAGCTCATTGGATCGTATTAACGTAGCACGTTTAGTAATTTACTTACGTTATCAATTAAATGCTATTGCTATACCGTATGTATTTGAACCGAACGATACAATTACACGTAATCAGATAGCAGGACAGATTGGTCAGTTGATGCTTAATTTGACAGCAGAACGTGCTCTATATGACTATGTAGTTGTATGTGATACTTCAAATAACACACCAAGTAGAATTGATGCTAATGAATTATATGTTGACATTGCGATTGAACCAGTTAAAGCAATTGAATTTATTTACATTCCATTGAGACTTGAAAACACTGGCGCTATCTCAAAAGGCGTAGTAGTATAATTAGGAGAATATAAATGGCAATTTCAGCACTATCAAACTTTACAGTACCGTTAAACTCAGACCAAAGTGCGGCTTCACAAGGCATGTTAATGCCAAAGTTGAAGTATCGTTTCAGACTTAGCTTTGAAAACTTTGGCACTGGCAATGGCGTTACCGAACTAACAAAACAAGTTGCGGAAGCGGCTCGTCCTAACTTATCTTTCCAAGATCAGAAACTTGAGATTTATAACTCAGTTATTCACTATGCAGGTAAACCACAATGGGAAACTATTAGTGTTAAACTACGTGATGATGTTACTGGTGCTGTTAGCCGATTAGTTGGCGAACAAAATCAGAAGCAGTTTGATTTCTTTGAGCAAAGTTCAGCGGCATCAGCAGGTGACTATAAGTTTACTTTACGTATTGAGATATTAGATGGCGGTAACGGTAGTTTAACTCCTACTACTCTCGAAACATGGGAATTGTATGGTTGCTACTTAGAAAAGACCAACTGGCAAGAGTTAAAGTATAGCGAGCAAGGACCAGTAATGATTGACTTAACAATTCGTTACGATAACGCAGTTCAAACTGCACCTGTTCCTGCTATCGGTTCATCTACACCAGTTATGGTTATTGGTGCAAACACTAGCAAGAACGCTATTGGTTCATAATAAAAGTGCCTACTTGCGTAGGCATTTTTTTAACTATTCATAATATGCGTAGTTTATTATTTAAATAAATATTATTATGTCCTTTACATCTAACTCTAAATTACAAACTGATCCGTTTATTATACTACGCGATCAAGAACACGCGGCTGATTTATTTGCGGTTGAACAATTTAGATTAGCGCCTAAACAAAAATTCTTATTCCATGTAGCATTTGGTATTAACATAGCCGCATGTTTAGATACAAGTCTTGTTCAAACATATGGTCAAGAAATTAATATGCTAGTCAAGGCAATAGATTTACCGCAATACAGAGTACAGACTGAAGAACTAAATCAATACAACAGAAAAAAAGTTGTACAATATAGACAAAAAACAGAAGAAATTAATATTAAGTTCCATGATGACAACATGGGATTAATTAACAAAGTATGGCAAAACTATTACAGCTACTACAATGCTGACCCTAGAAGTTCTACTACCCCTGGTGCATATTCTAGAAACGCCATGCAAAATTTTAATCAGATTCCTACAAACTACGGACTAGATAATGGTAGCACTGCTCCGTTTTTTAATTATATTAAAATTTATCAAATGGCAAGACATGAATATGTTTGTTATCACTTGTATAATCCTATTATAACATATTGGAATCATAATAAACTAGATTATGCTCAAGGGCAACAAACTCATGATTTTGATATGAAACTAAATTATGAAGCAGTAAGTTATAGTGTTGGTGTTGTTAATTCTGAGAATGTTGAAGGGTTTGCCGCCACACACTATGACAACGTTCCTAGTCCGCTCAGAGGTACTAATCCTGATCCAACAGTATTTGATCCAAGTTTTGTTCCAGCTTTTGACATTGAAGGACTACTTCCATCACTTATTAACAACGTGGTTGAACAAGTATCGCTTGCACAGACATTTGTACAAGCTTCTAAACAGGCAATTGGGCCAGGTTTCGCTCTAGGAGCACTGTCTGGGCCGGTAGAAGTTAAAAGCGGACTTCCTGGGGTTGCGTTCCCCGGAGCTATTGGAAACACTACTGGCACAACTGCAACACTACTTAACCTAAAATAACTATGACAGCACTCACAGGTAATTTACCACCAGTAATAGAAGTTCCTACAAGTGTTAAGGAATTTTTTAATAATTATTTTACAAAGACTGTCAGTTTTCCAGCAGATCAAATTGATGCTACTGTTGCATTTTTCACCAAGCGAGGTTTTGATCAGACCAGTTCAACATCTACTGCAATTATAATGCTCAATCAAGCCTTATTAGATAATGTCAACGTGTTTGTATTGCTAGACAAATTAAAAGGTCTAACAGATGCACAATTAAATCAAGTAGTAGCACAAGTATTAAATTCCTATAGAGAAAACACAAGTTTATTAGGATACAGAACTGCGATAAACACTGATACTTTTGAATCACGTAACATACTAGTGTAATATGGCTAAATTTGCACGTGGTAAGTTTTTAATGAAACACCCAGAAAAGTATGTGGGTACTAAAGTACCTACTTACAGATCAAGTTGGGAATTGACTTTCATGAATTTTTGTGACACTAATAAGTCTATTCAAAAGTGGGCGAGTGAGGCTGTGCAGATTCCTTACAGAGATCCACTTACTGGTAAAAACACCGTTTATGTACCTGATTTTTTTATCCAATATGTAGATAAAACAGGGCGTATACTAACTGAACTCATTGAGATCAAACCTGCAAGTCAGACAATTTTAGAACGTGTGGGCAAGAACAAATTTAACCAAGCCCAGTTTGTCAAGAATCAAGCCAAGTGGGCCAGTGCTCAACTTTGGTGTAAACAACAGGGTATAAAGTTCCGTATTCTTAACGAAAATGATATATTCAGCCAAGTGTAAGCATAAGTAATATATGACCAAGAAACTTGAAGAACTATTAAATCTTCCTGAAAGCAAGAAAATTGTCAAAGAGGAAGAGAAAAAAGCTAAAAAAGCAGAAGTAGCGCAACCCTTCATCCGAGACATGAGCGATTTTGATAAAATATCAGCCGCACTACCGCAAGTTAAGGGATTAGGCGATATCGCCGATGGCGAGCTCGACGACCTAGCTTTGAAAGCTACAAATGCCTATGAAGATATCATGGACCTAGGTATGAATGTAGAAGCACGATATAGTGCTAGATTGTTTGAAGTAGCCGCAGGTATGCTAGGACATGCAATTTCTGCCAAAAGTGCAAAACTTGATAAAAAGTTAAAAATGATCGATCTCCAGTTGAAAAAACAGAAGCTAGACAATGATGCCAACGGTGTCGACGACAGTGTCAGCATACCCGGAGAAGGTGTTATTATTTCAGATCGTAATAGTTTGTTGGAAAAATTAAAGAATTTAAAATAAATACAATACTAGGATCCAACTATGAAATCATTTAAAGAATACTTAACAGAAAGCAAAAAAGTCTACGAATTTAAGGTAAAAATTGCCGGTGAATGTCCAGACGATTGTGTAGAACAAATCAAAGCAAGTTTAGCTCAATTTCATGTTGCTTCTGTATCATCCGGTAAACGTACACCTATACAAGAACGTCACTCAGAATTTCCAGAACATAAAAATGTTAATATGACTGTGTTTGATGTTACTACTCATTATCCAGCAAATTCGCCACAAGTTCACAATTTAATAGCTAGCGGATTAGGAATGGCAGCTAACAGTATTAAAGTTAAGACTATGGCAGAAGAAAAAGAGCATGCTATTAATCACGCTCACGATGTTAAAACAGGCCAAGCACTTGTTGGTAAACCACAAGACCCTAGTGATCATAGTGACCTAGTTGACGAAAAACATAAAATGAATTTCTTGCAAGAACTAAGCAAAGAAAAACATCAAGGAACACAATATAAAGGTTATAATGACAGCATCTTAGCACCAAGTGTTCCGGGCATGGCTAAAGAATATAAAGTAAAAGAAAGCACAGTTGAAAAAGCTCATCGTAGCCCTGTTGCTAAACGCGGTGACGACATCGGCAAAAAAGCTATGGAGAGCAGATAATGAATTTTCAAGAATTAGCGGCTAAACTAAAAAATATCGAAGAAGGCAGTGATGCACCAGTTGAGGAATGTGGCGAGATGCCTATGGCAGTGATGCATTCTGAACCACCTAAACAACAAGACAATGTAACAATGAATGTCAGTATGAACGGTCAAGGTCCTAATGGCATTAAAGATTTGATGAGCATACTGCGTAACATTGAAAATGGTGGTAATGTTGACGCTGAACCAGAAATGCACGATGAGCCATTGATTGGTAGCGCCGAGCCAATGAGTGCCGGCCCTGAGATGGTAGCTGATGAAACTATGGGTGACGATGGCGAATCATTTGCCAATGCAGTTAAAGGTGCATCTGGTCATCATGTACATGGTATTGATGCTGTTACATTCAGCGGCGATGATATGAATTCAAAAGGCAAGGTAAGTCCACATGCTCGCGCACCTGGTACTAATGCGCTTCGCCATCACGGTAATCATCAACATATAAGTGAAGGATTAGTAGAAAGATTAAGTAACCTATATGAAGAAGTTAAGACTCGCAAATTAAATGAAGGGTGTTTAGAAGATCCACAGAAACATGTACTAGCTCACATACTTGCTACACACAAACATGATCATAAACAACTACAAACAACTGGTCAAGCACCACATGAATTGTATGAAAAATTATACGATTACTATTGGGATGATATGCCATACGGTATTAAGAAACATCCAGATCATCAAGTTAGACATGATCATGTAGTTGGTCGTTGCAAACAAGACATGATGACACCAGAGTGTCAAATGGCTATGTCACAGTATGCCCCAAAACCAGCAATGGCTATGACGCCTGCTCCGATGCATGAAGATCAAGATATTGAATTTGAAGAGGCACATGATCCAAATAATGCAAGCGATCATTATGAGGATGAAGAGAAAAAGATTCGACATCTAATGCGAAAATATGGGTGGAGCCGTCAAGAGGCATTAGAATACTTCCATTATGAAAAACATGATCCTAAAGATTATGAAGAT